TGATTTAAAAATCAAAAAACATTATTTTTAATATTAAATGTTCGATAGCATCATTATTTTTGTGTAATTAATAGTGTCCACATGAACGAAGAGAAAGACTTATTAAAACTATTTATAGAGGGTGGATGGTTAGTGTCTCTAATAGGCGCTGCTGGCATGTTAGCGCGCCTTATAACTTCGCCTTTAAAGAGGGCCGATTGGTTAGACTATATTAAAAAAATTGTAGTAGCTACAATCACCACAACTATGGCTTGGTTTTTGATTGAACAAATTGAATTAAGTTCAATAACAAAAGCTATTACTTATGGTGTTATTGGAGTGGTTAGTCCAGAGCTAATACAGGGTCTTATAAAATTAGCTAAATCATTTTCTAATAATCCGAAATCACTCATTGGTAAATGAAGCAGTTAGAAAGATAATATTGTTAGTATAATATAAACATATGGAACTAGACTTTTCAAAGAAAATTGACCCCAAATTAATCGTAGCTGCTGCTGCTGTTCCAGCTGGATTAACTGATCTTGCTATCGCTTTTAGAGCTGCGCAATTTGTTGCTCACAATAGCCATCATCTTATCAAAGGAATAACTTTCTTTCAAGATCATGAATTTATTGGAGAACTCTACGAAAGATATACTGAAGCTTATGATAGTATTGCTGAACGGATCATCTCTTTTAATGGAACTCTTGATGTGATTTCCGTAACAACTAAAGCCGCCGCTGCCGCATCTTCTTTTAACCCAAACGCAAAAACATCTAACGAAATCTTTTCTGCTCTTCTTGTTGTAGAAAAATCTTTTTGCAATATGATAAAAGTTATTGTACCGTCTTGCACAGACGGTACTCAAAACTTTTTACAAGGCTTGGCGGATGAATCTGAACAAGCCCAATACAAAATTAGCCGCAGAATAATGTAATTTTATGGAACTAGACTTTTCTAAACAAATTTCGGAGGCTGGCAAGCGCGGTCTTTGGGACAACATTCGGGACAAAAAGAAGAAGATGGGCAAAAACTATCGCCCAGCTAAACCTGGCTCTGCAAATAGGCCCAGCAACGAGTCTTGGAAAAAAGCTCAAGCTGCTATTGAAGCTACTTACAGCGAAGCTGAAACCAAAACGCTCAATAAGCCATTTCGCCTTCCTTCTGGTTCCAAAAAGAAATTTGGCGTTTACGTTAAGAACCCAAAAGGCAACGTTGTAATGGTAAAGTTTGGCGATCCAAACATGGAGATCAAACGCGATGATCCAGCTCACAGAAAGAGTTTTCGCGCTCGTCATCACTGCGACACTAACCCCGGTCCAAAATGGAAAGCGCGTTATTGGAGCTGTCGTATGTGGGAAGGCGGCAAATCCGTCACAGAAGTTACTAAAGGCTCTATCGAAGATCAAATCCATGATCATGAAGAGCTTCTTAAATTAAATACCGCTTTAGCTGCCGCTGTAGAATCTGTTTCTCCTGACATTGAAGAAATGAAGTATCATCACGAAGAGCAGATGGAAATGGCTGAACAAACTTTATCTATGATTGCCGATAAAGCTAAAGCTATTATTGACATGATGAATAAAGATCCACAAACAGCTCTTGAGCTTTCTGAACCGTTTATTTCTGCCAAGCTCGCTTTGATGGATGACTACATGAATACTGTTCACAACTATCTAATGTACCCATTAAAGTCTGACGAAAAAGATACATATTAATTATGGCTGAAGAGAATAAACAAGATCAAAAGGGCGCATTTGTAGAAAAACTACTATTTGCTTTATTACCATTACTAATGGGTAGCACAGGTTATTTGATTTCTTCGTTGAGTTCAATACAGCACGATGTAACTATTCTAAATCAGAAAGTGAGTCTAGTAGTGACTACGGACAACAAGCAGGCTATCAATAGCGGCGCTGAATTGGCTCGTGAAAAACTACGTCAAGATTTAGAAAAAGAAATTCAAAAGAACCGTGACGCTATCATGGAAAATCGTCAGCATATTGCGATCCTTGAAGATAGACACGCGACGCCGATAAAGAAAATTTCGCCAATGTTAGATAAGTAAAATTGATTTAATCTGGCAAAAAAATACAGATTAATTCTGTAGAATTGCATTATCTGTCGTTTATTATCCATCGTGATAAACGGCAAAACGATAACAATTCTTACCGTCGCTTGGGGAAGCGAGGTAAAAAAAGCCACCGATATTCTATATCTCTGTCGCGCTATTTTTCCATTCTTTGATGATGAAAAATTGATATTATCAATTAATAATTTAATTGACTATAACACTTTCATGGTAGAAAAGATCAATGAATTTGTAAAAACAGATTATGTAATGGTTGTTCAGCCTGATGGGTTTATAAAAAACCCCCATTTGTGGAGTGATAGGTTTTTAGATTTTGATTACATAGGAGCCCCTTGGCCTTGGCATAACGTATGTGGAAATGGAGGATTTTGTATTAGAAGTAAAAAATTTATCCAAGCCAGTTCTGAACTAAAATACAATAAGACCCACCCAGAATATTCAGAGTGCCCAGAAGATAATTTCTTATGTCTTCCTGAGTACAATAGAAGCTTTTTAGAAAACAAAGGAATAAAATTCGCTGATGTAAAAACAGCTCTAGATTTTTCTTTTGAGCACCCAATTGCGCAATATCCAAATCATTTTAAATCAAATTCATTTGGATTTCATGGAAAACATAATATAGATAATTCTTAACAAAATGATTAGCGTATCTTATAACTATTCATCAAATGATTTTGAATTTTTAGAAGAGTCTATTAAACAATCAAAACTTGTCACAGACGATATTCATTTCTCTTCTGTTTCAAAGTTTTTTGACGGATCAGATGAAAATGAAAATTTAATTAAAAAATCAATTGAAATCTGTAAATCAAACGGAGTTCATTTTCATCAAATACCATTCAACGAAAACATTAAGAATCATATTCCAAATCAAAAATATTTTTTTAAATATTGGCATGATATTTCTAGATTAGTTAACGCCTCAAAATCTAAATATGATTATGTTATTTTTCTTGATGGAGATGAAATAATTGATGGCGTTAATTTTAAAAATTGGGCATCTTCTGTAAATTTAACCGATTGCAATAGCTATGTTTTTAATGTCTATTGGTACTTTAGAAATAAAAAATACCAAGCCACCACTTGGGAAGAAGGTCCAGTTATGGCAAATAAAAACTCTCTTTACGAAGAAGACTTAATGAATATTTCAGAAAGATGGGCGTTGCTAAAAGATCCATGCGTTAGACAAGTTAATTCTATAGATGGAATTCCTATGCTTCATCATTATAGCTGGGCAAAAGGAAATTCAGAAAAGGAATGCGAGGAGATGTTGTTAAAAAAAGTAAAAAGCTGGGGGCACACCTTAGATAGAGACTGGGCATCTTTAATAAAAGAAGAATTTTCTCGACCATTTAATGGAAAAGATTTTATTCACGGATACTCTTACAACATGCTATAATTATGAAAAAATTTTATGATATTATAAATAAATACCCAAATCATCACGCTTTAGGTGGAAATTATGGCGACACTGGTATAGAACAAAACAAACATGAACTTAATTGTTTATGCAATTTCGTTGTTGATAACAATATCAAAAGTTGGCTAGAAATTGGAATTGCGAAAGGTCAACTTATGCGTTTCATGAAAAATGAAATGAATTTAAGCGCGATTGGAATAACCTTGCCAGAGTTTGTGCAAAACCACAATGAATTAAATGTAATTTACGGCTCATCAAGAGATGAGGACATTGTATGTAAAATTTCACAGCACACTATTGAATACGGTAAGTTCGATATGATATTTGTTGATGGCGATCATTCGTACGAAGGAGTAAAAGCTGATTACAATAATTATAAAAATAAATGTAAATTTATGGGGTTTCATGACGCTTGCGGTTTAAGAGATTGCCAAGGAGTTCCTCGATTTTTAAATGAAATTAAAGAACAGTATAAAGATAGTTATATTATCTTTGAAGATGAAACCGAATTTAGATCTGGAATAGCTATTATAAAATTATAAAAATATGAACAATCAAGGTATTAGCATAGTAATGCCTCATGCAATTAACGACGAAAACGATAGAGTTTTGTCTTTAAATAAAAAAATGATAAAAGAAAATACCAAAGGTCAATATGAAATACTTTATATTGGCAACATGGGTCGTCCAGATCTTGTTTACAAAGGATGGAATATGCTTGTTGACATAGCTAAATACGATTTAATTCTTTGGTCTAATTCTGATTTGCTTTTGGCTCCTAATTGGGACGTTAACATACATCAATTATCTGAAATTTATGACTGGATATCGTTAAGAGTGGTCGAATGCGGGGCTATTGAAAGCTCGGCTACGATGATATCTAAAGATTTTGGATGGACAGCATCTAGCTTTGATAGAAAATCGTTTGAGCAGTTTGTTGTTTTGGATACTGTAAATCGCCCTATTCACGAAGATGGATGGGTATGGTATTGTCCCAGCGTACTTAAAAAAGATAAATTTAAAAAATTAGGCGGATTTGATGAAAATCCAATTTTTCCATTTCCACAAGATGTTTCTTTTAAACGTAAAGCCGAAAATGATAATTGGAAATTTTGTATAAGTAATCATAGTTACTCTTATCATCTTCAAAGAGCTAGGGAAAATCTAGGTAAACCAGATCGTATTTAACATTTTTAAAAAATAACCATGAAAACAGTTATTATCACAGGCGTAACAGGTCAAGACGGAAGTCACATGGCTGACTATCTTTTATCTAATACAGATCATAATATAATTGGCATTGTGCGCAGACTCAGCGTGCCAAATCATGGGAACATACGGCACATAAATGATGCGAGATTTTCAATAGTTGAGGCTGACATTTGCGACTCTCAAAGCATTTCAAATTTAATACAAAAATACAAACCGGATTATTTTGTTAATTTTGCCGCTAATTCTTTTGTGGGGTCAAGCTGGGAAATGCCGCTTAACCACATGACTACTAATTGCTTAGCTGTTATGTTCCAACTTGAAGCTATAAGGAAATTTTGTCCGACATGTCGTTATTATAACGCGGGCTCTTCTGAAGAGTTTGGCGACGTTATGTACATGCCTCAAGACGAGCGTCATCCATTACGTCCCAGAAGTCCATACGGAGCTTCAAAAGCTGCCGCAAGACACATCGTTAAAGTTTGGAGAGAGTCTTATTGTCTTTACGCTATTCAAGGATGGCTATTCAATCATGAAGGCACTCGCCGAGGAACAGAGTTCGTCACCCGCAAGATAACTTCCAATGTGGCGAGAATTAAAAACGAAATTAATCTCAGTCTTGGATCTGGTGCTCAATCACTAAAATTAAAGCCACTTGAATTAGGCAATTTATTATCCAAGAGAGATTGGAGCGACGCAGAAGACTTTGTTGATGGCGTTTGGAAGATGCTAAATCAAGAAGTTTATAGAGAAGATTTACAGCCAGAACTTTATCAAGAAGGTCCGTACAGTAAAGATTTGATTTCTCCGTTGAAAGAATATGTTTTGTCTAGCAACGAAACCCATACTGTAAAAGAATTTGTCGAACTAGCTTTCTCAGCAGCAGGAATAGAAGGGGTTTGGCTAGGAGATTCAGGAACAATTAACGAAGTATTTATTCATAAACAATTGAGATATCCTTTAGTGGTTGTTAACCCAACGTTTTTCAGACCAGCAGAAGTCGAGATTCTGCTAGGAGATTCAACAGAAGCTAGACGCCATATTGGGTGGATTCCAAAAACTTCTTTTTCAGAATTAGTCAAAAAAATGGTGAATAATGATTTGAAAAATAGCGCTTGACAAAAAAACGGCAATAGATAATATCTTAAATATCATGACTAATATTAATCATAATTCAAATCTTGCCCGAAAGGCTTTCTTATCTGCTATCGCAGCCTTGTGCTTTTCCTGTGCGGCTTTTGCGCTGCCAGGAACTGGGCCAACGAACTTGCAAACTTCTCCTGGAGTTTCTTTCGAAACCGCTGGATCAAAGTTAACTTTTACCGCACCTGATAAATCGGTATTAAATTGGAACGCTTTTGGCAGCGGAACAAACGCCATCTCTGCTGGAGATGCTGTGGTCTATAATCTGCCGAACACAAACGCTTCTGTTCTAAATGTAGTAAGCGGCGGAGCATCTACAACAATTGAAGGGGCACTCGCTTCTAATGGTAAACTTTATATTCTTAATCCAAACGGAATTATTATTGGCGGCTCTAGCCGAATCGACACTAATGGATTTACACTCAGCACGGTAGATAACGCGTTTTCTGGACAGTTCCACTACATTAACAACGGAAAACTCGCAAGTGAAACTGGAGCACGCACAGCTTCCGGTAATACAGTTATTAATGGAAACGCGATTATTAACTCAGAAAATATTACAATTTTGACCAAAGACATCGCCGTAAATGGTGGGTTTATGAATGGGAGTCTCATTGTTAGTGCAGACGGTCTAGTTTCGCTTGGCCTCGCTGGGAATACATTTTATGTTTCAAATGGGGTTAGTGTAGTCAATCCAACTGGCAACACAATTGTTGGAGCGCCAAACGCAGTTGTTGCATCTAATGGTGCGGTTAGCGTTAACACCACGAGCGGCACGATCACAAACGCTGCTGGATCTACGCTTAGTGCGGGTTCAGTTTCCTTTTCTTCTGTAACTGGAGATATTAATGTATCTGGAATCGGTGCGGTAAAAACTTCAGTTGCAGGAAAGAATGTCACTATTGGATTTGGCAACGCGGCCAAATCTTCGATTTCTGCAAACGTTACTGGAAACCTAATCGTCACTGCTCAAAACTTCCTAACGCTAGATAGTCTTAACAACTCCTCTGGCACAACGTCGGTAACGTCCAGCGGCAAACTTACTCTAGGTGATATTCATATCGATAGCGTCGCGCCGACTTCATTTGTCGGTTCTAGCGTAGTTGACAGCTTCGACAATTCATTTGTCTATGGTCCAGTTCTTTTCGTCTCTACAGTTGGAGAGGTTGCCATCACTAAAGCTGGCCACAG